CATTATTAAGAATGAATTCGCACGCCATGCAATCATAATCCTTTCTTGCTTTAGGCGTTGACTCAGATAAAACTTCAATCATCTTTATTTGCTCGCTTTGTTTAAGTTGAATTAACAATAGCAATCAATGATTGACAAATCAATTAATATTTAATAAAATTTAACAACTAAATAAATAGGAGGTAATATGTCAGATAAAAAAGTACAACCGTTAAACCTGGAAAAAGATGTTATTGAGTTATTGAAGGCCCAAGCTGATGATAATGACCGCTCAATGTCTGCAGAAGCTAACAGAATATTAAAAAAAGCTTTGCAAAAAGCTTAATAACTGTTAATATTAATTTGTTGTTTGGACTAGAACCCAGATGATAGATAAGGTTTTGTCGGTACTTCTGGGGTTATTTATTTAGCCTGTTCTAGCAGAAATACCAACAAAGCCTTTTTTATTGCCTCGAATAAAGTCCTCGATTATATTTTACGCGTCATGCGAAAGCAGTCCCGGTTCGAATATAGTTTAAAGTGCTAGAATGTTGCCCACAGTACGATTGAGTTTTAAGTTGATTATAAGGGCTGGACGGTATTGCAGATTGGAATGATTGACCGAACTATTAACTGCAGATAATAATAGTTTATGAGTTCTCTACGGAGATGGTATAAGACTTAACTATGTGAATCCTCAACGGGTATTAGTGGTTTAACTCATAGTAACTTGAGGTGATTATTAATTTAGTCTCCCTTGGGTTTTCTATGAATTCTACTAAAGAATCTTATCCAATAAGTTATTAATAAAGTTATATATACTATAGAGTTTATATACACTACTACAGTTTGATATAAGTCCGCACCCCGGCATTCAGGCTTACAATTTGGAGGTTATATGTTGCCTAAGCATCACTACAACTTTAAAGATAGTTCCGTCTTTAATGATAGCGATTGGATAAGTGGCCAAATAGATATGCTACCAATTTCTATGCAAAAGAAAGTGGCCAGTAAATACAGTGATATTTATTTAAAGCTAACTACTGAGCAAGATAAAAAAGCACGATTCAGATCTAACAGTTGGTTAAGAAAGACTGTTGATAAATACAAAGTTACTAACAAGGAAGGATTATTTTAATGTTATATGAATTATACCCACATCAAAAAGCGTCAATTGACGAATTAAGGTCATCATTTGCAAAAGGATTAAAGCGCCCTATGTTATATGCTCCGGTTGCCTTTGGTAAAACCGTTGTAGCTGCTCACATTGTCACAGGGGTACTTGATAAAGGTAAGCGCGTTTTATTCGTTGCACCTTATACCGCACTCATTAACCAGACTGCCCGGTCATTTATGGCCCAAGGAATACCGCAGCCGGGAATCATGCAAGCCGATCACCCTTGGACCAATGCAGGAAAAAGATTACAAATTGCATCAGTGCAAACATTGGCCAGAAGAAAGATCCCTGATGTTGATTTAGTTATTGTTGATGAAGCACATCTGCAGTATTCAGTTATTTGTAAGTTAATGGATGAAACAGATATTCCGGTGATTGGCCTTAGTGGCTCCCCTTTTTCAAAAGGACTTGGCAAATACTATGATAATTTAATTCATACTACATCTATGCGACAACTTATTGACGATGGGTTCTTATCTGACTATGTAGCGTACTCACACGACAAGCCAAACCTGAAAGGAATTAAAACTGTTGCTGGGGATTATCACGAAGGGCAGCTAGGCGAGCGCATGAGTGACCCTAAGCTTATCGGTTGTATTATTGATACATGGTTAAAGAATGGAGAGAATAGGCCGACAATTTGCTTCTGTGTGAATGTGGCACATGCTGAATTCGTTGGCGCTGAGTTTGAAAAGGTTAATATATCGAATGTAGTGATCACCGGGCGAACTCCAATGGAAGAAAGGGAAGTATATTTTGAGCAGTTTAAAAAAGGAAATATAAAAATACTCGTTAATGTTGGTACCTTGGTAGCTGGGTTTGATTCAGATGTAAGATGTATTATTGATGCAGCTCCAACTAAATCAGATATTCGCCACGTTCAAAAATTAGGTCGAGGCTTGCGAACTGCAAAAGGTAAAGATCACTTAATCATATTAGACCATGCCGGGAACCTAGTTAACCTTGGTTTTCCTGATGATATAGAAATAGATAAACTCGACACTGGCGATAAACAAGAAGCTGCAGAACGTAAAGAAAAACAAGCTAAAGAGAAAAAAGAAAAAGAACCTAAAGAATGCGGAAAGTGTCACCACATGAAAAAGTCCGACGAACACGAATGCTCAAAGTGTGGATTTACTCCTAAGTTTATTGAGAATGTCGAGGTAGAAGAAGGCGAGCTTGCAGCAATAAAAGCATCTAACAAATACACTAAGGACGATAAACAGCGTATATGGTCAGAGATTAAAGGTTATCAACAAGAGAGATTATTGTCAGGTAAAAATTTAACTGATGGTTGGTGTTCTCATTTATATAAAGATATGGTTGGAGTATGGCCGAGAAACTTGAGGGAAGTATCATCACAGCCTGGTGAACAGGTAAGAGGGTTTATAAAACACAAGGCTATTGCATGGGCAAAAGGCAAGGATAAATTAAAAGATAGGGCTAAACATAATGAGTGGTTAGAAAGAAGACAAAATATAGTTTGACTAATGTAATATTATTAACTATTATTAATTATAAATAAGTTATAGGAGTTAATATGCAAACTAAAGACGCAGCAAAAGGGAGGTGGCCAGAAATATATGGCCACTTCGGTTTTCAAATAATAGTTAACAAGCACCAAGTATGCCCGATGTGTGATCGCAAAGGTTCGTCGGGTATTCGTATTCATGATAAAACTGGAAATGGCGATTGGATATGTGTTTGCGGTAACGGTACAGGACTATCATTACTTATAGAGTCAACAGGCTTACCGTTTGCTGAAATAGCTAAACAAGTCGATGAGATCATAGGCAATAAGCCAGATAGAACATTAAAACCTAAGTTAACCGGAATACCAAAAAAGATAGCAGCCACATCTAAACCAATTAATGGCACTTGGTCAGAGTATTACCTGAAGGAGCGGGGAATAATAAACCTACCTACTATGTCAGTACATCATTGTGACTCAGTACCATACTTTAATGAAAACGGTGAAAAGGTTGGTAACTATGAGGCTATGGTGGCCACTGTTACCGATGCTTTAACGCTTGAAATACTGCAGCAACATATAACATATTTAGATGGTAGTAAGAAAATTTACCGAAAAGTAAGAAATATTACCGATACAGATTATAAGGTCCCGGTAATTAGATTGATGGATGCAGAGAAAACCCTTGGCATAGCTGAAGGAATTGAAACCGCATTAAGTGTACATGATAAATATGATGTTAAATGCTGGTCAACGATCAATAGCGGATTTATGAAAAGGTTTAGAGCCCCAAAAGGTGTGACTAAATTATATATATTTGCTGATAATGATAAAAGCGGCACTGGACATGCTGCAGCGTTTGAATGTGCAAGGGCCAATCTATCAGCTAAGAATGATGTTGTAGATATTACGGTGATATGGCCTGACGAACTCGGAGATTTTAACGATATAGAAGATAAAGATAATATATGCCACTGGGATTTTAGTATTTAATAATTAATAACAAGGAGAGCTAAAGTGAAGGATTCTATAGAAATGTTAGCACTAAGAAATGAGTTAGCAGAAAATAACGAGATAGCAGAAAGTTTTATCAGGGACGTGTTTTGATATTAGCTAGAGAGCTAGAACAGGTTCGTAACGAGTTAAACTTTAGGAGAAACATCAATGGATAGTTACAGAACACAATTAATAGAAGCTAAGAGGCTTAATAGCGAGCTACTAAATGAGTTAGGTGAGGCTTACATGAGCTTGTCAAATAATGCGATTGAGAGTAGCAAAAAGATTCTAGCTCAGGCTAAAGAGATATATGAACTTAAGCAGCAATTGAATAATTAATTTATTAGAGGATAAGTAACAATGAGTGAACAAAAAGAATTAGGTACCAACGATTATATTAGCTCTGATCTTGATGCAGATATGAAAAATAGCTGGGGTACGGATCCTTTAATATTCCAAGCTCTTAATATTGAATTCAACTTTGGATTAGATGCCGCGGCTAATGATCAAAATCATAAGGTACCATTTTATTTTACTAAAGATGATGATGCTATATCTAAGGATTGGAAGCACGAATTGAAAATAGCGACATTTACAAATGGTTTTACTAGTAGTTGCGTTTGGATTAATCCGCCATACGGTAAAGGCTATATTAAAAAGTTTATGGATAAATGTATTCAAGAAAAAGAAAAAGGCGTAACTTCTGTTTTATTAGTACCTGCAACTTTGGATGCTCAGTGGTTGCCGATCGCTGATATTTCAGAGATCAGAATAGTTACAGGTGGTCGATTAAGTTTTTATCATCCTGAGACTAATAAGAAGGTTAACGGTAACACTAAGGGATCCATGTTTGTAATATTCAGACCTTCAAAAATGCCATGCGTGATCAGAATGGTTGATAGAAATGAATTGATCAAGTTAGGTACCATTAATTTATTAGAGGATAAGTAACAATGAGTAAGAAGCACTAACCAAATTAGTTAGTGCTATAGAGTAGTTACTTGAGTGAATCCTTGTGATTACCTTTTTCTTTATCACGCGTTCGCATTGCACCAATTCCAAGCAA